TATTTGTTATTTATTTTTTTAATTGACTAGTTTTAAATTCTGCTATTGCTTTTTTTATTTCAGCTAGTTTTATATTTCTAGCTACTATCTTATCGTTTTTATCAACATAATCTATCATAAGTAAATATCCTTTTTCCATATCATAGACTATGTTTTTAATTATTCTTGCATTTATAGCACTATCTGCATTACAACTTATAGTTTTTTTATCTTTTTGAATTTTATATTTTAATGTTCTATTGTATCCACTATCTACCATAAACCCTACTTCATCTTCTGTTTCACTAGCAAAACTAGAAGTTTTTACAGTTATAGCCACACAATCAAAATTTTTATAATCCAGTTGCAATGTGCAATCGTTATCTTTATAAACTATACTTTTTTCATCAGAAGATTTACCATTTATAATTTTTACACTTCCAAAACTAATAACTGAAATAAAAATAAATAGCACAAATAAAAACTTTTTCATAAAACTTCCCTCCTAAAATGAATTTAATATACTATATTATAGCATTATTCTTTTAAAAGGTACATGTAAAATAAATCTTTTTCTGAGAGTTTTCTAAGTTCTTCTAATTTATGTCCTCTATTTAAATAATGAGCGACTGTACTTAATTTCCAGTCGCTCTCTATTAGTTTTTTGTTTCTTCAACCAAACTAACTAAATCTTTTTCACCATATCCAGAAGCTACTAAGATTAAATCTGCTAGTCTATAAATAGTTGGGTCTTTTAAAACTTTGCTCACAACAGAAACAGGATTACTCTTACAATCTAACTTTTCTATTAATTTATCATCTCTAAAAATAGGACAAGAATTATAAATTACTTCTAAATCTTTGTCCTTTTCTTTTGACAATAATAAATCTAAGTAATCTTCTTTGTTTAAAAGCTCACACTCCAAATCTCCATCTAATTCTTTTACATAGATTTTTACTTTTTCTCTTTTATCACTATTTATTTTTTTACTATTTTCAAGTAGCATATCTGCTGTAATTAGCATTTTACCCTCCTATTTTATATCATTTTCATAAGCTAAATCTTCTGGTGTAAATCCGAATGGATATTCTTCCTCTACAATTTCTCCTCTAGCAATGTTGATTAAATCTATTGAATTGAACCAAACATTATCTAAAGAGATTCTTTCTTCTTGTTTCCCTGGTGTATCTGGGTCAGCTAAACTGGTAACTATTCTAACTCTCGGATCATGTCCTTTAGTTAATTTGTTAGCTATTTTCTTACCTCTCGAATATACTTTTTCAAGAGTAATACTTCCTTCTCCCTTTAAAGCTACGATTTTACTATCCACAGATAGCCCTAACTGTACATCTTTTCTGTCTGGAGTAACTTTAGCATTAACCTTAGAAAACTCTGCTATTTTTTCATTATCTATCCAAAGAGTCCCGTGAGCTCCAGCGATAGTATGATAACCTCTTATATTTGTATCTGCCATTATAACCTCCTATTACATCTTTATAACCAAGCTAAGATTTGCCATAGTATCTGCAAATCTAACATCACCAGTTAAAAATACATCATCACCAGATGGATATTTTAAGATTTCCATTTCTGTCATTTCCTCTGGGTCTTTTCCCTCTAAAACAATTAATCTTTTTTGTGCTTCTAAGTCTATTTCAATCTTATTATCATAGTCTCCAGATAAAACATTTGGAGCCATTTCTTTAAAATATACTTTTGTAACATTAGAACAGAAATTCATTTTGTTATTGTAGTCATTTATATAAATTCCTAACCAATAATTTTTAAATGTATCTCTTATGTCATCAGTTATGAAGCACATTCCTTCAACTATTTTGATTTTTCTTGTGTCTTTCTTCCAAGTGCTATCAAAAGTGGTTTTTGAGTTAACACCATAATTAACCCTAACTTTTTCATCATCATTATATAGAGAGAATTTACCAAGCTTTGGCTCAAAGTAATCTACTTCTTTTAAATCTGACATAACAAAGTTATCAGCCGATCTATTTATTGGCATTCCTGCTATAAGTCCTGCTATTGCTGCAGTGTATTCTTGAGCTGTAAAATCTCCATAAATAGACTTATAAGTTCCTGTATTTCCAAGCTCTACTATTGCAACATGATCTGTATTATTAGCAAAGCTAGATACATATTTAACAGTCTTCCCTATTGCTCCATCATTTCCAAATACTTGCTTAGTCCAAGTTACAAGCTTTTGGTCATCTACTTGCTCTGCTCCTGGATATGCTAACCAGTGCATTTTTCTTTCTTTAAATTCACTTAGAACATCATCTATATTTTCTCCTGTTTGCAACACTCTTATTAAAACTTTTTTAGCCCCATAATGCATTGCTAATTTAATGTATTTGGCATTTTTAGCATCCCATTCTTTCTCTTTTAAATCTGCTATTGTTTTTAGAGTATTCCATTTTGTAGTTTTCTTAGTATCTTTTAATATTAAGCAAACTATGCCTCTTTCACTTCTTTGTATAGCAGTTGTTGCAAGAGTTCTAAACTCTATATTAATGTTTGGACTAGCTTTTATTTGTCCTACTTCATTTTCCATTAATTAATACCTCCTTCTTTAAATCTTAATTTTAAGTCTTGCATTAACTCATAATCATAAGGTTTTCCGTATAAATCATATAAACTCAATGTAAAGACATAATGCCCAACTCTATCTACAATAGTTATATCTGTATTTCTTAAAGTTAGATATCTATCTAACACATGCAAAACCTTTTTCCTTTCTATTTCAAATGCATCATCTAAGTTTTCTAAGTTTTCTAATATTTCAGCATTAGTTAGCTTTCCATTAGTTTTTGGATAATAGATAATATCAATATCTATAGTTTTTAGTTCTCTATATTCAGAGTTAAACTCTTTTTTATAGCTAACTAAGTCAATATAAAAACAAGGTTTTTTGACATTGTCTATATCCTCACTGTATGGGTTTATTTTTAATTTTTCAGAAATAATCTTATTTAATGCATTTCTTATATCTATCCATTTCATTTTTTTATCAATCCTCCATAAAAATTTTTTAAATCTTTATAGAATTTTGTTTGCCTTATATTTAATGCTTTTCTAAGCATAAATTTACCTTTTACGAATTTTGTTTTACTTTTTCCAACTCTATGACCATACTCGACATGATTAGCATAATTAGTCATATTAAATACTATTTGAGAAAACGTATTTCCAGTTAATCTTTTTCCATTTTCTCTTTGCCAAGCATTTTTTAAAGTTCCAGTGTCGACGGGTGTTAATTCTTTAGCATCTTTTTTCAAATCCTCAGCTTGTAACATCAAAAATTTTTCAGTAGCTTGTGGAGCTTTTGTTTTTATTTCATCGAGAATCTTATCAAATTCTTTAAATCCTTTAAGCTCCATAATTTACCTCATTTTCAGATACTTCTGTCAAGGCTATTTCTTTGTGTTTTATGATGTTGTAAGCTAAAGGTTTTGATGCCTTGAACATATAAACAGCTCCATCAGCTTTTCTTATAACTTTAAGTAAGTCATTTTGTTTTATATTGACATCTAAACCTACAAAGAGTTTATATTCTTGACCACTACTATTAATCATTCCTGGAGTTACACTTCTCAACCATTTTTGTGAAAGTCTGCAGGGAATATTGCTTAATATTTCTCTTTGTTCTTCAAAAGCTCCTCCATATTCATCTACAACTACAACAGATCTAATAACTGTAACTTTATCAGTATGTAACTTATCTAATATACTCATACAGTCCCAACCTTTCTAAATCTAAATAATTGACTCTTTAAAGATAAGAACATTTCATCAGTTGTATTATTAGATGTGTTGTATTCTATAGTTGTATCTCCTTCAGTTACTTTAGAAATATTACCTTGTAAGTTTGTTTCTTCAATAGTTTTTAATGCTAAATGCTCAGCGACAGGATCTATTAATTCTTCTGGAAAATCATCTCTATTCATAAAGTTTAAAGCTTTTCTAACTAAAATTGTTACTCGAATTTTCAAAATAGCTTCGTTGCTAACATCGGTTAATTCTTTCACCTTTTCAATTATTTTTTTGTAAATTTCATCCATCTTAACCTCCTAATATGATAAAAGCAGGAGTTTTATTCTCCTGCCTCAATCACAAGGTTATTATTTCTTAAAAGTTCTATTTCATTTTCATCAGATGTTGAGTAAAGTCCATCTTTAAATTGAATAGAAGTTCCCGCTATAATTAAGTTTTTATAACTAGATTGAAAAGTTATTCCTTTTGCTATTTCAGTAGTGGCCATTTCTTCCACTACTCCATTTTCTTTTTTAGTATCTTTTGCCATTACTACCTCCTATGATATTTTTACATTTTTAACATGCACTTGGAATGGTAAATTCTTTATTTGGTGAGCATACTCTCCGTGTAAGAAATACTTATCAGCTAAAGCAGTTTTAGCTCCTTCTTCTTCTTTTATTGAATATAATTGTCTTAAACTAATTTCATTTAAGTTAATTAATAG